AAAATAAAAAATATATTCTCCTTGAAATATTCCTTGATTTATAACTTCTTGCTCAATATCTATCTCAATAGAAGATATTAAACCAGTATCAGGAAATTGCCCATTATTTACTATTGAGTAATTATTAAAATTTAAATCACTACTTATTATATTTTTATTAAGATCATATATAAAAAATTCAATATAACTTAATTCACTTAATTTATCAGGAACTTGAATACCTTCAGCTATCTTTACAGGTATATCTGTAAAGGTTTCAATTTGGATAGGAAGAGTATTTAATTGGGTTATTTTAACTGCCATTACATGTTAGAAGAGGATGTTTGTAATTCTATAATTTGTTTTTGAGTATCTAATAATTCAATCCTTAATTGTGAAATTTCATTTTGTAAAGCAATTATTTCATCTTGATTAGGTTCAAAATTAATATATTCACTACTTTTTTGAATTAAAAATTCATGTGAATTAGTTTCCCCAAATTGAGGTATATCATAAAATAAAGTATTATATAAATCAAAAAAATCTTCTACTGTAGGTTGTTCTTCAATTTGTTGAGGTATAGTTTTAACCCCTAATTGAGTAAACTCAGTATTTAATACTGAATTAGCATTTTTAGTGTATGGTGTAGAAGGGTTAAAGAATGTTATTTCTTGCTTCATCTATTTACAACTTTAAAATAATAATTATCATCAAATACTTTAACAGACCCTTTAATATAAGATTTAATTAAAATTTGATAGTACCTTTCAGGTTCAAGTCCACTCATATATAAATCAAAATAATTTCCACTTTCATCTGAACTTATTTGGGTGTATTGTTCGTCAAAATTAATAATGAATTCATTAGTATCCAAGTCTTTTACCGCATAGTATGAAGAGGTTGGTAAGTAATTTAAATTAGTAAATAATGAAGATGTTTGGTATACTCTAGTAGGGTATAAAGGACTTACATTAATATAAAACCTATTTATACTGTCAGGGAAAAATATTCCTGGGTTTTCGGATAATGAAAGTTTTAAATTTGATGTGTTTACTATATTACTAGCAGCTGAGCCTGTTAATATAGTAGTATAATCTTTCCATCTAAATTCTAGTTGAGGGGGGTATATAGTATTAGTATCAACACTGTAATACTTAAATGATGGTTGAGTATATTGGTTAGGGTTAAATTCAGATGAACCGGATAGTTTTATTATAAACCCATAATTAGGTATAATATGGTCAATCCAAGAATTAACTATATTACTTACATTAACTTCAATATCTTTAGTACTTCTTAAACCAAAAGATAAATTTTGTGAACCGCTAAATGAATTAAAATTAGTTATATAATCATCCTCTACATAACCTGCTATAACATATAAACTTCCTACAGAATCATAAAACCAATTTCCTCCACCTGTATTGCTATATGATGGATTAAATGAGCTAGTATAATTAATAATTCCATTAGATCCAGAATATGAGCCTGATAATAACCATGGGTTTGAATTATTAAAATAAGAATATTCCCAAGAAGCTCCATCTTGTTCTTGGGGGTTATCTAAATAATAACCAGTTCCATTATTCCATGGTTGAGCAATAGGTAAAATTTCTAATGAAGTATTTTGGTTTAAACCTTGAACTTCTGCTATAAAATTTTTAAAAAATATACTATACTCATTTCCATTTATTTTATTTGTAAGTATATTTTGGATTTCTTCTTGATCAAATTGAACTAGATATCTAGATACTTTAGGATTACCATCTGTCCCTAATTTATTAGAAACCTCTAAGATAGCATCTAATCCAGTATTCATTAAAGGATATTCAGAATATAAGGTAGTATCTTGAGTAGGAAATATTTTATATACAGCCATTTAGTATTTTGTTATAAATATAACATTTACAAAGGAACTACTCTACCTTTTATATCAATATCAGGGTATCTTATTTCAAAAATACTAGGATCTAGTGAAGGGTATATTACTTGATTTTGAGTAGCAGCAGCTATATCATAAGAATATTGAGAATAACCCAAATTAATTCCTGCTTTGTTAGTAATAGTAATATTTTTTACTGTTTGGACTCCTTTAATTTTATCTAACATTATATATAAATTTTTTAGCATAATGGGTTGATTAATTTGCCATTTATCTACCATAAAATATTCTTGTAAAGAAGATATACAAGAAAGTATTACATCATTATTATTATATTCAGGAAGAACTATTATTTCAAAATCTATTCCTATATTAATTATATATGCATCTTTAATTTCAATACTATCCCCAATCATTCTATACTGAGAAAGGTATGTACGGAGATTATTTTTTAATGTAGTAGAAGCAAAATCTAATTTCCCTAAATTATTTTGAGATAAAATATAAAAATTTAAAATGTTTAAAGTAGAAGCTTGTAAGTCTGTTAATTTAGGCTGCTCAATAAATACTTTAGATAATGAACCATATTGAGAAGGCATACTTAATGCTCTGATAAGATAATCATCTGCTGTAACTGATCGTTTTTGGGATGATATAAGCATTAATGTGTTTTGGCGGATTTCTTCTAATGTATCTCCTCCTTTTCCTCCTGAAGCTGCTTCTTCATTTGTTGCTATTAAAGAATTAAATATATAATTAGCAGTTGTAGAATTTATAGTATTGTTTTGGAATTTAGTATTAGATTTATTTAAATTATTTAATTCTTGGGTAAATGCATTTGAGTTAGTTCCCCCCCCTATCAAATATCTAACGGTTAATGTAGTATTAGAAGGAGATATTCCATATGTTCCTGTATAAAGAAAGTTAGATGGTGAATATGCTGCTGTTAATTTATCTTTTATAAATGGTAATCCTATACCTACATTGTTAGGATTAGGGATAATTTCCTCATCTATATCATTAGGAGTTCCTGCTCCAAATTGTAATTGTAAAGTATTAAGAGAAATAAATCTAGTAGAAAATCTTCTAGCTACTTTTTTTAATCTTAATAAATAAGGAACATCATCATTTTTATTAGGATCATTTATATTAGTATTTTTAATAGAATCTAATACCATTTCTTGCCCTAAATGATCTACTTCATACCAAACATTACCATCAGAATCTATAACATCTAGAATTTTAATAATATTATTATTTTGAATATTTACAGTAGCAAATTGTTGGGGTGCAGTAAAATCAAAAGTAGTAGTTACTATAGTTGCAGATATAGCTTTTCTTGTTTTTTTAAGTAAAAAATATTGAGGATTATTTCCTGCAATTTGATAAATAGATACTTCAGTAGGGTCTTGAGAACTAGATACTGAAAAGTCTACTTTGTCTTGGATTAAAAAAGATGTTCCATTAAGAGAAGAAACTGTTGAATTTTCTCCTATAGTAAGGGCATAATCATAGTCAGGAATATATTCTGATCCTAACAATTTTGAAGGGACTTGTTGGTAAAAAGATATAGTAGTTTGGGCTACTCCTGTAGTTTTAGGTCTATACCCAAACATATATGCTAATTCAAATACATTGTTAGTTTGTTGAGCATATTGAAGAAATGTTTCTTGGAATTGGTTGTCTAGGTAAAAGCTTAATACATCTCCAACATATGAAGCTTGTTCCATAAACATCATTCCTGGGGATGTAGGGGAAAAGTCATTATATGTGTTAGGGAAATATGTTTGGGCATATTCAATTAATCGAGCTCTAAATTCAGAAAAGTCACGATTTATATATTTTATATCTCTATTAGTTGGAGTCATGAGCCAAAATTAAATGTTAATGAACCAGTAGAATTGGTATTAGTAATATTGTATTTTAAATCTATAATGATAGAATTTTCCAAATTGGGGTTAGAAAAAATATCTAATTGAGAAATTTTAACCATAGGAAAAACATTATTTATTTTATTTTGCATGTGGGTTTTTATATCATTAAAAGAAGGGTCTGCAATTTGTTCAAAAATAAAATTTCTTAATCCTCCACCAAAAGTAGGGTTACCATGTATTTCACCAGGGTTAGTAAGAAAATAATTTATAAGATTAGCTTTAATTTTTTCTTGTGTTGTATATGTAGAAGAAAATACATTAGACCCAGTAAAAGGAATACTTATACCTAACCCAATATTAGGATTTAAATTTTCAACATTTATATATATTGGGTTAAAAGGCATTATTTACTATTTAAAAGTCCCATAATTTGATCCATTCCTAATTCACCAGTACCTAAATTTCCATTTACAGGATCACTTGATTGTGGCCTAAATGTTTGTTGCAAATCATTTGAAGTAAAACTTAAAGTTGTTTCTCCTAATGCATCCATATATTTTGACCTTAAATCCATTGTTGGTTGAGTAAAAGATGGTTCTGTAGTTCGTGGGGGAGGGTTATATGCTTCTCTAACTACTTGTTTTGGTGAACGAACAGCCTCAAGTAAGATATCTTTTAATTCTTCTTGTATTGCCTCTCGTACAGCTTCTTTAATTATTTTTTTTAATCCGTCAGTTTTCATATGATTATAAATATAAGGTTAATCTGCTTTTAAATTGTTTTGTTGTATGTAAAATATTAATTCATCGATTAATATTTGGTCAATTGAACTAAAAGACCATTCTCCTTTTAACATAATTACTCCTTGTTTATTTCTAGCTATGGCTCTTCTACGTTTTAATGAATTTGTTGTGTTTTCTAATTCAATATTTATTTCAAATCCATTTATATTTGTAATTACAAAAGATTCTTGAGTAGTTTGTTGTTGGGTTAATTCTATTAATTCTTTATTAATAGATTCAAAAAAATTACTACTAGAAACAATATCAGGGTAACAATTTTGTATTGATTTGTCAATTAATGATAATATATCAATTATCTGTTTTAGTATTTGTTTTAATAAAGTTATAATAGAAAATAATGCAGAACTAGTAGATTGTAAAGCATTAAGAGTTGTATCTAATTTTTTTATTACAGCAGGAGGAGTAGGATTATAAATTGAAGGAATAGCTTCAGCAGTATCTAAAGCAATTTTTGTAGTAGTTATAATCCCTGTAGTTATTCCTAGAGCTGTTGTGGTGGTTTCTATTATAGAATAAGAATTATTTAGTTGTTTAACTAAATTATTTTTTTTATTAATTATATTATTTAATTTTTCTGGGTCAGGACATTCTTCAGGTTGGGTGTTTAGGTTTTGGAGTGCTTGAGTAATTTGGGTTATTCCAAATTGAGCAGCCATATCTAATGCTATAGGAAGTAGGGTGGTTTTTAAAATCTTAACTTGTTTATTTAGTCGTTCTTGAGCATAATATTTAAAATCCTTTTTATTTAAATTAAGAAGCTTTATTTGTTCAGGAGTAAGTCGTGATATTTTACTTTTTTCTTCTTGTAATTTATTTTTTTTAGGGGTTAAATAGATAATTCCTAAACTACTTTTTAATTCTCCATTTTCCTTAAAAGGATTAACAGTTATAGTTTCATATCCAGAAATACTAATTTGAAGATTTACCAAATTATTTTGGTCAGGAGTTAGTAATAACGGTATAGAGAATTCTCCTTTATTATTAGTAATAGCCATTTTTTAAATTTTTGTTATAACTAAACCACTTTTACTAAATTGTGTTTGAGTTTTATCATCAACAAAGTCTATAATAAGTTTTATATTATCAACATCTATAAGTCTTTGATTACCATTTTTAAAAGTAAAATTGTATCCTTTTATAAGTGTTTTTCCATCATCTTTTTTTTCTACTACTGGTTCAATTGCTGTTGGGTTTAATTTACTCCCTAAAGCTGACATTTGTAAAGAAGTAAAAGTTGGGTTGGTTGGGGTTGATGGGTCAGTATTGGTTTCTTTTTTGTTTTGTATTTTTAATGTATATGGGTCAGTATTAGTTAATATTTCAAATTCTCTCCCTAAAATCTTTTTTGGGTTGTTTTTAGGTTGTAAAATTTCAACAACATTAACTCCTGTTATAGGAAGCCCTGTTGTTGAATCTATTATTATCCCTTTTATTGAAGCCATATTATTTAATTTTTACAATATTAGATTTTAAAGATTCTAATCTATTTAATAAATTATTAAATTGATCTGTTGCTGATGAAGCAGGACTAGATATTCCTATATCAATTATTGCTTGGGTAGGGTCAGTAGGTTTTTGTATAAACTGTAATGCTTCAGTTAAGCAAATTAATTCACTTATTAAGTCTTTTAAAAGGTTTATAGTTTCATCTCCTAGTAATGCTGGTTGGGTTTTTTCTAAGCCCCCTATTTTAATTAAGGGGCTTACTATATTAATAGAGTTTTCAGATTCTATGTTTATGTCTCGATTTGAAGATACCCCAATATCTTTTTGGCTACTTATAAAAATATTATCATGTTTTGAATTTATAATTATTCTACTTGAATTTATAATTATTTGAGGGTTAAGATAAGATGAAGGACCTATAGGTTCAATAGGAAATGATTTAAAAGAATCATTAGCTAAACTACAACTAGGAAGTTGTTGGTATGATGTTAAATAAATAGAAGATAAATCATCTTTTATATTTTCAATAGTTGGTTCCCAACCTTTATCGTTAAGTAAAGGTGATTGTCCATTTCTAATAATAGTAATAGGATCACCATTTGATCCATTACTTGACCAATTATTAGACATAGAAGGATAAACAACAATTGAAGGGGAACGTGATGTACTTCCAAATCTAATACTTTGCCCATGTCTTCCTTCCATTATAACATCACCTGCGAATGGTAGTAATGGGTGTATATTTGGGTTTTCTTTAAAAGTATTTTGGGAAATATTATTATAATATTTATAATTTAATTCTAAATCAGTCCCTTCATCTTCAATTCGTCTAATGTATTCACCATTATTATTTTGTGTATAATCATTAGAAAAAGTATTTCCTTGAAAATCTAAATTAAGTACATTAGGATAAGCATTATGATGAGGATGATTCCAAATACTTACAGGGTTAAAATAATAATCTTGATTTTCCCATCCGTTAGTATCTTTTTTCTTACTAGGGATACTTATTAAAATAACAAATTCATTAGATAAAGGAAATATTTTATAATTAGAATTTAATGGATATGCATATCCTGTAGATTTATCTGTTTCTCCTATAGTTTCATAGAAAATAGTGCCAATTCCATTCCATTGTCCTACTTCAAAAAATTTATCATGTTGTTCATTTAGAATAACATCAGTTACTCTAACAAATCTAAAAACACTAGAAATAGAAGAAAGAGTATTAAAAACCCCAGAATCTTGAATGGGGTTATTAATTTTTAAACCTTGAGAGGTTTTTACTCCTTCTCTAAATATAGCCATTATTTTTTATTATTAAAGTTTTTTACTTCTTGAAGTAATTGAGCTTTTTCTTCTTCAGTCATTCCAAAACCTTCATCTTCAGATTTTCCTGATGCTAATGCTCGTTGAATAATAGTAGCCATTTTGATTAGTTGTTCATCATTTTTTATACCTAATTCCATATATTCTTTAATTAGAGGTACAATTAAAGTAGCATCACCTATATCATTGATTAAAGGTTTTAATTCACCTATTAAAGCAGTAATTTGGGTTTCTTTCTTTTTTTGATTTTCATAAATTTCTTTAAATAAATCTGAAAGTTTTTTCTTACCAAATATGTTGGATTCTAAATGACTCATAGTAATTTATTTGGGTATAAATATAGGGGTATAAAGAATTTAAAACTCTATGTATTCGTTTTCTAAATAAAAAATATAGTTTTTTTTAAATATCTCGTATAATACATTAGCTATTTTAGTAATTTTAGGGGTTTTAGCATTTGGGATCATTTCATGGATGTATATATAAAGAGCCTTTTTATTAAATACATCAATATTATCTCTTTTTCTAAAAAGTTCTAAAATAGAATCTGCAATTTGAGCATCGTATTTTTTAGGGAAGTATAAATATATGTTATCTGTAACGTGTTTAGTGTATTGGTCTAAGAAAAAGTATAATTTGTCATTAATATTAGATGATTCTAAAGTATAAGAATAAGTATCATCTTTAATTAATTCATCAGGAGATACTTTATTTATCTTTTTTTTATAGTTTTTTTCATTATATAAAATACACCACCGTTTAACAATAGTCCCAAAATAAGAATATGCTTTAGTTCCTTTATCAGGGTTATACAGATGTATTTTAGATAATAAAAATACTTCAATTTCATGTTGTAAATGTTCTAAATCTTCTACTTCAGTATGATAAAATTTAAAAGTATGAATTATATTTTGTGTTAATTTAAAAAAAGCATAATGGATTTTTTCCTCATATATTTTACTTCTTAAATAAGAACTTTCAGTATTATTATATAAAACAATAGCATCTTCGGTATCTTGGGTAAAGTAATTTTTATTTGGAGCTTTTTTTGACACTGGTTCAGTTAAATTTTTTAAGAGTAAATTCATTGAGGATATTTTGGATTTCTATTATTGATTTAAAAATAACCCCAACTTCATCGTCCGATTTAAAAGCCCCATTTCTATCAAGTTCTTTTAATTTTTTATCAGAAATATCAATTGTACGAGAAATTTTATCTAAATAAGTTAAATAACCAAGTAAAAGATCTTCTGATTTTTCTTGTTTTTTCATCAAATTAAAAGTCGTGAATCCTAAGATCACGACTAAAATTGATAATACGCAGGTTGTTATTATTAGTCCTATCATATATTATTAAGTAAATTTTTCAAACTATCACTTTTAAAAGTTCCTAAAGCTTTTGTTTTTGTTGATTGCTTTTTGGATGTGTTAGGTTTATTCCCTAATATAAAATTTTCTTTTTTAACCTCCAAGGATTTTTTACCTTCTTTTAATTTTGGTAACCACTCACGCTCAAATTCAATTCGTGCCGCCATTAAATCGGCTTGATGTAGAATAAAAGGAAGACACGTTCTTGGTCTTTGTTCAGGTAAATATGCCATAAGATATTTTTTATTACTTTCATCATATAAACCATCGTGGGTTTGTATAGCAATCATCTCATTAAAGGTATAAAATATACCATGTGATTGAAGTAAAAATAAACCTCTATCTGGTACTGAAGCAAATGGTATTTTGGTATTGAACATGTATTCTTCTCCTAGTTTATCTTTTCTCCATTGGTCAGTTTGAGGGATATATGATTCATTTTCTTCATCTCCTATTTTGCCTATGTCGTGGTTTATAGCTGTAAATACTAATTCTTCAATTTCAAAAGTAGACATATCAGCTTCTTCACTTGCCCAAAGGTCATATTGTTTTAAAGCACATCTAACAACGCGTAAAATATGGTCTACATATCCCCCAGGGAAAGCATTATGATATTCTTTTTTATACGATGCAGGCATTAGCATTATACGCTCAGCATATTGGTTATAAAATGTTAGTAATTTTTCTTTGCGTGGTTCAGTAATATACTTATCAATATATTCCATTAATTCATTCCAATTGTCTTGGATTTGTTCAGCTGTTAAATTCATAACTTTATTTTTAAATTAATTATTACTTTCTCGTTCAATTATAGATTGAGTATCATCTCTTAACTCTTCAATTTCTTTTAAAATTTCACGAGCAGCTTCAACATTTCTTTCATTTAAAGCGTTTCTCATTCTTTTTAATTTTCCTTCAATAGACTCCATCCTTCTCAATACTAATTCTTTATATTTCATTTTTATTTGTATTTATATTTTTTATAACTAAATCTTGTATTTTTTTTAAAAAAGCACATTTTTCATATTCTTCAGTACTTTCAAAATAATTAATGGTTAATTTTAGAGAACACAAAAATTCTTCATCAGAATAATATTCTTTTAAAGCTAATTTCCATTCTTTACTTCTAATTTTAAAATCTTGTATCCAATAATACGCTCTAGTGTAAACCATAAATTCACCAGCAGTATCTATATCGTCAAGATCTAATTTGGGAGATGATTTAGAAAAAAATTTTAAAGTTTGTTTTTTAAAAATAAGGCTATTCATAACTAACTTATGAAACATTCCTAATTTAAATCGAGGGGTATCTTTTAAAGCCTCTAATTCTTTTAGTTTCTTTTTATTATTTTCTTCAGAAAATCCAAATAAACCAAATATACCCTCTAAATCCATGATAATCAAAATCTTGCTTTGTTACCAGAACCTTTATACCAAGGAAGACCTTCTCTACTTTTACAAACTTCTTTCCATTTAGTTTCTGTATATTTAATTCCATTAATATAATACTCTCTTTTTCTTAGGTTCCCTTCAGGGATTAAAGCTGGTCCTTCCCAATTATGTAATTTTCCATCAAAGGTATACATTATAGTTCCATCAGGTTTTGTAAGTTTTCTTGAGGGTTTATATTTACTATCTTCCATATTTTTATTTTGTTAACTTATTAACTTTAATAATTGAAATAATTTTTTTATAAGAACGTTTTGCTAAATCAAAATGATTTAAAAATATAAAAAATGTACTTACTATAGTAATAATATTAAAAAATACTATCATATTTAGTGAAATTTCAATTTTATTAATATAAAATAAACAAACTTCACCTGCTATAATCAATACCATAAATAATGAAATAAACAAATGATTCAAACCTCTTTTAATTTCTTCTCTTAACATAACTCTTATTTTTTAAATTTATACTTAAACATACGAATAAAATTTTAAGTAACCAAATTTTTTAAAAATATATTAACTTGTTAAATTTAAAGTTATACCACCAGTTCCTCTTAATTTTAGATTAGTCCCTGTAACATTTGTTGCTGGGGTAAAATTAAATGAGTTAATCCCTGATGGGAGTACAAAACCAGCTATGTAGTTAGTAGAAATTAATTTTGTTATATTAGTTAAAGAAGAAAAAGACCCAGATGTATTTTTAGGAGTACTCCCATCAAATTTGTAATTAAATTGAGTTTCCATAAAGAAATAACTTGAACCTGAATTGTTTGTTATAGTGAAAGTATAAGTTGTTCCTTTTGTTAAATTTATTGAGGAAGTGCCAGGGCCGTATAGTTTATTAAATGGGTAATTTATAGTTGGCATTTATTGTTTTTTAATAAATATTTCAAAAAAACTAATTATTGCCGTAACTATTATAGAAATATATCCTATAATAAGATAAAAAGGAAATTTTAGTAATTTCAATATTACTTATTTTTCACATTCCAACTAAAAAAGTTATTAAGCCACTTTTTACGCCCTGTACAATTACATTCTTGTAAACCAAACCATTGCTTATAACGTTCTTGGGTAATGCCAAATTTAGTTAAAACGTTTTCAACAACATCACCTAACCCTTTTCTTTCAAGTTCTTCTTTAGAAGTTTCTGGGTTAATTCCTTTTAGTTGTAGTTCATGGATAACTTTGTCCATTTCTTGTCTTACGTCACTCATATTTTTTGTTTATAAATATTAATTAATTAAATCCTTTCCCACAATATATCATTGCTTTTATTCTTTCTTCTGAAAGGAATTTAAGGTAGTTAAATAGTTTTTTCATTGTAATAATATAAAATGTATTGATATTAATGCTCCAGTAGTGTAACCTAAAGCACTTGATGATGCTAAAAGAAATCGGCCACTCCAAGTTTTTTCATCAGCAATGAACCCAGTAAAAGGTAAAGCAATAAAAGGACCAATAAAAGCCCAAAACATTGAATTTAATAAATTTTTATCTGCTACCGAATTTATATACATTGTACTTCCAATTTCTAGGATTAAAGCGGAAAAAAATATAATAAAGTATTTAATTATTCCTTTCATGATATTCTTTTGCTAGTCTTTTTATATCATCTAAAAGATTTGTTAAAATACCTTGCTTATAAGCATTATAATCTTCTTGATTTTCTCTTGGGAAAGCCATTTGATAAGTCCTTTCTATTGGGTCCATAGGATAAAAATGACCATGTTTATATATTTTCTTTTTTATTTTTCTTGGAAGTCTAAATTTTTTCATTGTTTTCTTTTTTCTAGTATTTTTTGATATTCTTCATCACATAAAGTTGTCCACCAACCTATATCTTGCCTTAATATGCCTGGTTTGCCTGTTATCTCGCATGTTTCATAACTTAAATCCTCTGCTTTACTTATACGCGCATGTATTTCATCTGACCCTTCATTGATATAGAAGCGTAGACCACCAAATTTTTCCTTTACTTGACATATTTCTTTATTCCAACCCAATTCAATCAAATCAGTGATAAGGTCTTTTATTAATTGATACCAACCTTCATCGCATTCAAAGAATCCTGCAGTCATTATTGGTTCTCTATCTGAGTAGTATCCAATTTTTAATCCGCCTATAGATTGTAGAAAATCGTTCATTTCTTGTTCTGTCATTTTATTCTGGTTTTTGGTATAATCCTGTCTCTTCATCGTCTTTTATTATTTGAATCAATTTTGATTCTCTAACATATTTTCGAATTAAAGCAATAATTTCTTTAGGATCCTCAGCTAATCGAATTGGTTCTTCTCTATGTATAGGATACCAAGCAATATTAAAACCATGATTAGCCGTAAAGTCCTCTCTTCTTACCCGAACCCCATTAACCGAATATAAGTATATCCAAGGAATATTTCCATGAAATTCAATTTCAATACATATTTTAGCTAATCGGTTTTTAAGTGTTGTTATAGGATTTGTATCCATTTTATTCTGATTTAAAGGTTATCAAATTGTTTTTGTAATTCATCTAACTCAACAGTTACTAACTCTATTTCTTTTTCAATGGCTTCTCTTATTAAACCTAAATTTTTAAAATATACATCACATGGTGTATTAAAAGGGCCAACAGTAAATTCTAAGTAAGCTTTATTTAAACCACAACCTTTAGCATGAAATAACTTTTTTCTATATTCATAGAGTCTATCATACTGTTCTTTTAACTTTTTAGCTTGCTCAAACATTTCATTTGTCATATTATTCCGATTTAATTAACCAACCTTTTCTCATTAAATATCCTATAAATGCTCTAAATTCTTTTATACCTTCTTTATCAAACATTTCATTTGCTTCTGGCATTGATTCTGGGTTATTTTCATAAACGCCTAGAAACCAATTTGGGTTGTCGGATTCTTGGGTAATCCAATTTTCTCTTTCTTTAGGGCGTTTGTCGGTAATTACCATCCAAGGGCTAGGGTAATGATCTGCTAAACTATCGGCGT